GCTACCTCCTAGCTAACAACGGCTATGCGGTCAACCGAGTGTCACTGGTAGCAATTGCCAGGGACGGGGACGAAAGAGATGTCAAGGTTCACACCGAAGACTACGATGAGTCCATTGCACTAGAGGCACTCGGTTGGCTAGCGGCTGTTAAGGAAGCAGCAGAACCACCAGCACCTGAGAAGGATGCAAGTTACTGTCAGTTCTACTGCAAGTTCTATGACGCAAGTGGGCAGATGGGATGCGTTGGTCTAAAAAAAGAACTTACACCAGTGACTGATGTAGTCATTGATGACGTAGATATTGACAAGAATGCACTGTTGTACTTACAGTTAGCAGCACAGATTAAAGAGCTAGAGTTCCAACAGGATTCATTACGATCTAGCTTTGAAGGTTTACTTGGTATTACTAACAGTGGTATCGAAGTAAGTTGGACAACTGTTAGAGGGCGCGAGTCAGTTGACAGTACAGAGGTAGAAAAACTATTAGGGTTTGTCCCTAAGAAGGTGGGCGCTGAGAGTCAGCGCTTATCTATAAAGCAAAGTGGAGGTAAGTAGATGGCTTCGGAAACAACTAAGTATCAGATTAACTTTAAGACACACAAAGATGGAACTTTAATTAACATCTATGCAGATAGCATCAAAGAACTAGAAGTACAAATCACTGACATTTCAATGATTGCTGCAATGATTAAGTCAACAGAAGCAGAACTCTATACCGGTCCACAATCTGCACCAGCATCAGAGAAGCAGTTTGAAGCAATCAAACAGCAGTTCAATGCACCAGCTGCATCAGAGGCACCAGGTAGCAAGGCTTGCAAGCACGGACCAATGAACTACAAAGAAGGCGTGAACGCTGCAGGTAAGGCTTGGCGTGCATATATGTGTCCAGCACCTAAGGGTGCGCCAGATCAGTGCGAACCTATCTGGGTTCGATAGATAATGAGGGAGCCTCGTGATTACGAGACTCCGCTATGTGCTGAAATCGGTGGAGACTTTTGGTTTCCTGAAAAAGAATCTGAGGATGGCAGAAAGTTACTCGACCCTAGTTATGCAAAGTCTATTTGCCGTAGCTGTGTACACAGAACAGAGTGTGCAGAGTGGGGCATCAAGAACGAACGCTTTGGTATCTGGGGTGGGTTAACAGAATACGAACGTAAGGTTGCTCGTTCAAAACGAAACATTAAATTAAAAGGATGGAACGTTGCTTGATTTATCTCGTGCGTGGGGTGGTGTGCTTACAAAAGCAACACCGCTACCCGACGTATGGGATGGATTAAAAGCAAAGGAGATTAAGTTCCGTCGGGGACAAGTGTGTATGGTTGCAGCAGCACCTAATGCTGGTAAGTCAATGTTCGCATTGATCTATGCAATCAAAGCAGGGGTTCCTACATTATTCTTTTCAGCCGATACAGACACAACTACCGTGATGATGCGAGCAGCAGCTCACACATCCGGTCACTCACAGGTAACTGTTGAGTCCAACCTGGCTACCGATAGCCACTACTACGACCACCACTTCAAGAAGTTTGGTCACATTAAGTGGGTCTTTGATTCATCACCTTCATTGGATGATATTGAGATGGAGATTAGAGCTTACGTAGAACTCTACGGACAAGCACCTGAACTCATCGTCATTGATAACCTGATGAACGTGGCTGCTGAGACAGACAATGAATGGGCTGGTCTTCGTGCGATAATGATGGAACTCCACGATATGGCACGTAAGACTGAGGCTTGTGTACTTGTACTACACCACGTATCTGAGCAATCAGAGTACGGAAGTCCCACTAAACCACCAGCAAGACGGGCTATTCACGGCAAGGTATCGCAGTTACCGGCGCTTATCCTTACCTTGGGTTACGATCCAGGACAGGCAACCTTGTCGGTTGCATCAGTCAAGAATCGTTTTGGGCCACACACTGCAGATGCTTCCAACTATGCAACGTTGTTGGTAAACTATGCAGCGTGTCAAATCTCAGATGAGAATGAGTTTGGCTGGATGCTAAGGAGAGATGCAATGGCAGGATACCAAGGAGCATACAATGTCTAAGTCTAATACAGAGATGCAGTACGTAAAGAACCGTATCAATAAGTTAGAGAAAGACTTTGCAGCTTTTGCTTCCTTACTTATTCAAGCAGGTATCGTCCGTGTAGATGTTGAAGAGGGTCAACAGGTATTCGCTGTCAATAAGGTAAAACTAGATGGCGAATAAGAACGGACGCAAAGGTTCTCAGTTTGAGACAGATGTAATGAAGTGGCTCCGCAAAGCTGGGGTTGCAGCAGAACGTTTGACTAAGGCTGGGGCAAAAGACGAAGGAGATATGGTCGCAGTGATTGCGGGAGAAACATATATCCTTGAACTCAAGAACAGGCAGACGTTGAGTCTCCCAGAGTTCTGGAGAGAAGCACAAGTTGAGGCGCTTAACTACGCGAAGGCAAGAGATCTTGGGGAAGTACCTCTGTCTTATGTTGTAGTTAAGCGTCGCAACGCTGGCATCGAAGATGCCTGGGTAATACAAAATCTAACTCAATGGCTAAAGGAGAAACAGTAATGCCAACACCAGGTGGAGAAATAACAAGTACAGAACTATGGCAAGCACCAGCAGTTGAAGAAGTATTAGATACAGCACTTGCCGAAGCAGACGCAGAAGAAGCAGAAAATGATTTGCCTGAACTGTCGTAAAGCTGGGGAAGAGAATCAAGCAAGTCACCTCAAGCGTGCTGCACACTGGCACGACAAGTGCGATACGAAGGGATGTGTATGTCAACACAAGACTGGTCCAGGTCACACAAAGTTGGCAGGCATAATTCCGATGAGGCAAACTCAATCCCCATAAGTCCTATCGTAAGTTACTTCGGTGGAGAAGTCCGGGAGGGTCGAGAGGTTGCAGTGCGTTGTGTAATGCACAGTGACTCTCGCCGTTCTGCATCAATGAATACAGATAAGAACCTTTACTACTGCCAGACTTGTGGTAAGGGTGGCAACGCAGTCAACTTGGTCTGCATACTAGAGAACTTGGAGTTTAAGGATGGCCTCAAACGTGCAATCGAAATTGCTACTAGAAGCGGCTCAGAGATACGCTCAAGCTCTAAGTCCGGAAGCGCTAAGCGTGCTAGAAGGACGTGGAATATCTGAAGAGGTAGCATCACGGTTTATGTTAGGCACAATAGTTGAACCTAACAATGGACACGAGATGTATGAAGGATGGATCTCTATTCCATACATCACTGCCAGTGGCAGTTGTGTTGGCTTTAAGTTTAGAAGATTAGATGATGGTAAGCCTAAGTATGGTAGCCCTACTGGGCAGAAGGCACACCTGTATAACGTGTGCGATATAACCCTGGACTCAAGACATATTGTAGTTTGCGAGGGTGAACTAGATGCAGTCATTACTAGCGGGATGCTGGGCATCCCAGCAGTGGGAGTACCAGGTGTTGCCAGTTGGAAGAGCCACTTCCCGAAACTCTTTGGTGGCTATGACGTCATCTATATTGTTGGCGATAATGATATTAAAGAAGATGGAACTAACCCAGGAGCTGAGTTCTCCAAGCGCGTGGCGAATGAGGTGATGAACTCAACTATTGTTACACTACCACCTGGTATGGATATTAACGATTACTACTTAGCACACGGTGCTGATGCCACCCGTACGGTACTGATAGGGGAGTCTAATGTATGACAATGACAGAGAACGAGTGGGTCATAATGCTACAGACTTTGCAGCATATGGGCTTTCACATCTTGCAGCAGGACAGAACAACACAACTGATACTCATACGCCCGCAACCAACCCGTTAGCAGATCACCCAGCAGTAGCTGGCTACCGTAAGGTAGGTGTGAGTACTGAGAACTTAACATCCTTCATTGAATCCTTTGCATCTCTGCGTGCTATGCGTGTTAAGGGTGTGGGCCATAGTCAGTATGCACTAGCACAAGGGCAGAAGTTCGAGTCCTTTACTACCTCAGATACTGTTCGAGAGTTGATTGAAGAGCTGGCTGATGCCAGCAACTACATAGATTTCCTTGCTATTAAACTACTCAACATCCAGTACACAATAGATCAGGTGCTACCTGACTGTGAGTGAACTACACCCAGTAATCTATGACCTGGTTCCTAGCG